CCTTTTCTTCCTCCCCAAGAAGGAGGCGTATTGTGGTGCGTGCCAGAAATAAATCCTTGTAGATTATAAGTATGCGCGTCAAAATTATTCGTAGCCCGAACCCGAAGAAGAAGTTCAGGGCGATACTAGAAGACGGCAGGACTGTTGACTTTGGTGCACGTGGATATTCCGACTACACCAAACACAAGAATCCTTCACGAATGCGTTCCTATGTTCTTCGCCACGGGGGTCAGATACCCAGACGTGTGATGGAGGAAGAGGATCCCCTAAAAATTCAGAAGCTTATGCTCAACGTAACCACCAGTGACAAGGAGGACTGGAAGTTAGGTGGAGTAGATAGTGCTGGTTTTTGGTCTAGGTGGTACCTATGGAGTTATCCCACATTTGGTGGTGTCCGTAGATTTATGAAAAAAAAGTATAGTATAACTATAGTATGAATGCACTTGTTCCTGTATTATTGATATTATTTCTAATTTTCATATCTGTGTCAGGATATTTACTTTACGAAAAATGGGATAAAGCGCGCAAAGAACGTAAGCGAATCAAAGACTGGGAAGATAAGGTTAACGGTAAAGAGATATTCTTCTTTGCTGATTGTGATTACAAAACGCGCATTCTAACGGAGAATCCTATTACAATTACAAAACCTATGAGTTCTAGATATACGTTTGATAAACCCATAAAGTCTATGATTTTACCATCAGGTGCTAAAGTTAAAGGATATAAGGATGATACTTATTCTGTCAGTATTACATACGGGGGACCGAGGGTGATGAGATGTATTCCAAACTCACATGAACCATTCAGATATGTCATTATATCAGACATTTAAGTTCATCAATTTTTTCAAAAAAGAGAATCATGATTTCCAAAGTTTTATAGTTATTTTCTCCTAGGAAACTTTCAATTACATCATCCAATCCAGTGAAAAACCCAGTTAATTTAAGCTCTTCTTCTTCTTGTTCTGTAAACGATTCAAGTTTATACATATAGTGTGACAATAGTGTTCGAACTTCATCAATATTTTCACCCTTCCAATTTTCAAGCATACTCTTGATCTCTTGTAAGTTAAATTCATTTACGAGTGCATCGGATATACATCGTTTTGAAATCAGAAGTAGGTCTTTACCGGTATCCCCACCTATGTATTCTCTGAATATACTTTCAATAGGTTTCATACCTCGTATGGTAAATATGGGTTCAAAACTTGATGCATAGTAAGCTTTGGAAAAGTCGTTTATAGTTGATATGACGCTTTTAGCAGTCATCTTATCATCTTCCCAATCTCTTGGTAATTGTTTTAGATCACGCAGTCTAAACCTTTTTACGACGTATGGTTCTGTCCGCGGAATTAATCCAAATTTAAATAAACAAAGTGCAACAAGTGGCACAATCATATTACAAACTAATTCTAATTCTTTATACTTAAAAATTGTTTGAAAGTTGTTATATAGTTGTTTTCTATAAGTTTTGCGTAATCATATTCATCGTCATTCATATCATCGTATGACAAATATGCTTCACTGAATACTCGTTTAATAGTTATGTCTACATTATCCAAGTAAAGAAGAAATTCAGTTAGTTCATTGTCAGACATGGTATCCAATTCTAAATCAAATTTGTAATCAGAGAACCAATGTCTCGGTGCACCAACTGCATTTGTATCATATACAAGTAACCTTCTTGAAATAAATTCTTCAACTATTCCGAATGGTTGTATACCGATTTCATCAGACAGATAAGATGAAGCCATCAAAGTATGAATGCCTCCACTTATCTTGCGAAGAAAGTTTTTTTTGATATCGGTAATTGTGACTGACATTTTGTCTTAAAATATAATTTCTGTCCACAACTTAGGTATTTAAAGTTTTTATTTGAATACTACTTATGAGTGAATTCAAAGACGATTTACACGAAACAAATAAACTTATCCGAGAAGTTATTCTTCCCCACATGGTCAAGCTTGAGATGGAGATTGCATCCTTACGTAAACATGTATGGCCCTACGTCCAGGCGAGAAAGGAACAGTTTATACTTAATGATCTTGAATCAAAACGAGAATTTTTAAAATTTTTGGATGAAGATACAGTTTTGGAGTTATTGAAACTAAAGGCAAAAATATCATCATCGAGTTTTGAATTACATAAAAGAGAATATGATCTTACAAAAAATTTTTGTTAGTATATATTAAAAATGAAACCTGCTCTCGCCATCACATTACTCGTTTTGGCTATGATGTCATCAGGAGTTGCAGCCTTAATTGTTTTTGCTTCAAAGGATGACGAGATGATTGGTCCCAGTGCGGGTCCCAGTGCGGGTCCCAGTGCGGGTCCCAGTGCGGGTCCCAGTGCGGGTCCCGCACCCGTAGAAGAATCATCCCCAGACAGTGAAGATACCCCTACCACAGAGGGATACAAAATTAAGTATTCGGATTTTTAAATATGTGTATACATTAAATGCTTCCTATCTTAATGATACCCGGGGTTTCTGATCTCCTTCCATCTATCCCAGGGATGGATTTACTACCAACTACTTCAGAGATGTATAATGTCAAAACACCATTGCGTCTTTCGACGATTGGTTCGTTTGTTTGTTGTATGTTTATGTTTGTCAATGTTATTCAAAAGTTGGGTCCTCTCCCCAAGGGTCCACCACCAATGATGGCGATGCTCCTAGGTGCTTGTGTATGTTCTATATTTTCAACGGGACGTATAGGCTTTGATATCAAGAGGCGCCTTGCTCCAGAAAAAAAATAAAAAAACTAAAGTAAAATATGGTTGATCCAGCAACTGCAACTGCTGCGACAAAAGCTACAATTGACATCACTAGTGTGGTATTTGATAGTTCTATCGGTTGTTGCACTGCACCGTGGTTTCGGGGCAGTTGTGTGAAGGGTGGTGGAACAGCTTATTGCCATAAATGTGGGTATCATTATTGTCGGTATCACTACCCTGTAAACAATTATGGTCTACAAGGTGGTCATGTTTGTTCATGAGTATAAAGAATTTACTATTATAAATAGTAAATGGTTGGTAAAAATAAAAATGAAGTTTCAACTCGTCTCACACCTGAACAGTGTCTACAACAATCAATGGATTCTCGTGTAGATGCGATGAACAAATCTCTTGGGGGTGAGAGGGTTCGTTACAGGTCTTCGAGAAACCCAGATAGTTTTGTATCCTTTTTGGAGGGTCGTCTAGAGATTTGGGATGAAGTGAAGGATAAAACCTTCCACGGTACAAGGATGTACAGGAAGACTAAGGAAATCCTTGAGTCAAAAAGATTTGGGGATGAATAGAAAATAAAGAAAATTCAGTGTGTGTACACTCGCGTAAAATTGGTACTTTGATATTACCAATTTTACGAGACAGTTTTGCTTTTCGCTTAGACATTATCTAAAATTTTAGAGGTGTTAGTCTCACTTAGGTTTAATTACCGAAAGCGACACCAGCCATACCATTCTTGATACGGAGGATATTGTAGTTCACTGCATACACTCTGTGAAGTTGGTTGCCACCCGTGGGTCCGGTGACAGTCAATTTTGCGTTGTCGATACGGGAGAAGTTGAGAGTACCAGTGGGTTGCATCTTGCTCAAGTTGAGACAGAATGGCCATGTAAAGGTTGGGAGATCTTCGAGAACGTCGTCTGGGAGATCTGTACTATGCATTTCGGGAACGACGGTGTGATGATAGACATTCGATGTTTCCTCGAAAAGAGCTACACCGTTAATGTAGAGAGAGGATTTTTGAAATGTGAATTCGGTGTCCCAATCATTACCCGCTGCCTGACCAGAAACGAGGTGGAGAGACTTCACTGGATGATTGAAGTAGCTTAAATCCATTTCGGTATCTGTTTTAGAGGATGGTTGATATTGTGTTTGGGTGATGAGAAGTTCGTGTTCGTTATCTGTGAAATACTTACGCTCATCTGTGTCGAGGTAAATGTAGTTACCATAGATTTTGGGGGCAGTCACGGGGTTGAAACCGTCGCGGCACTTGATACGAATCTCTACATCGTGGTACTGGAGACCTATGAGGGGGAGTGCCTTGGTCCAATCTTCACCAAAGAAGAAGGGAATCATGAAGTGGTCACCACCGTGGTTAGATTTAATGGTATTCGTAGTCACAGTTGACGAAGCCTTAGCCGCATTATCCCGGAGGAGGGGGTTGTGAACACCTTGAATGAAGAGGGAATCAAGTTGGGTTACCTTCTGTCCACCAATCCAAAGAGCAAATTCTGTGGGGTTCGAAGCGTTATTAGAGTACAGCCCAGTAGTGTTATTGGCTATAGCGGAGATACCGGGGTTTTCGATCCAAATGTAGCTCATGAGGTCACCCTTGGAGCGGATAGGAACGACAACTTCATTATTTGAACCGAATGTACCAATAAAGTCTAAGCGTTCTGGTTTCATAGCGAAATTTGTGTATCGCTTATAGTTCTGACGGAAGAAACTGACCTGGGGGTCACCTGTGATGTATACATCCTGGGCTCCCACCGACACGAGCTCAATCAAAGCTGCTGACATTTATTAATAAATGATATTAAAAATTCGGCTCGATGTAAACACATGGTGGTATTCCAGGCACTAACCTGGGAAGCGAGGGATTCTGAAGAAGAACATTTGGTAAGTATTTTTGGTAAAACTGAGGATGGTAAATCTGTATGTGTGACCACATCATTTACTCCCTACTTCTTCATCAAACTTGACTTGAAAACCTCAAAGCAGAAGATTCAAGAGATTTACAATACGATCGATAAGAAGTGCCCTGAATGTGTACTCTGTTATTCTATGATGAAGTCGAAGGATGTTTGGGGCTTCCAAAACAATGAGGAGTTTATGTTTATGAAGGTGGACTTTGTAAATCTTCAAATGAGACGCCGGGTGGATTCGTTTCTAAAGCGACCACTCGAGCTCTCGTCTGGTTTTTTTAAAGCTAAAGTCTTCGAGTCTAACTTGGACCCCGTCCTCCGGCTGATGCATAGAACTGGAATTCAATCTACTGGGTGGTTAGAGACTGGTGATAATTGTATTCGTTCTCATTTAGCCCGTGTTGATACTGATTTGTTCTGTAATGATTGGACTACACTTAAACCTGTGGCGAGGGATGATATCGCACCATTTGTCGTAGCATCTTTTGATATAGAGTGTAACAGTTCTACTGGTAAGTTCCCAGATGCGGATGTTACAGATGATGCATGTTTCCAAATTGCAGTGTCATTGTGTACGTTTGGTAGTGATGAACCCTATGAACGGGTGTGTTTATGTTACAAACAAACTGATGGTCCTGATACTATTAGTTTTGATACAGAAAAGGAGATGCTTGAAGCATTCCAAAAATATATCCATGAAAAGGACATTGACATTTTCACAGGTTGGAATATATTTGGTTTTGATCTTGAGTTTATTTACAAGAGGGCCTTTGTCGTTGGATGTGACCCGGAATTTTTCAAAATGGGAAAACTGAAGTCCCAGCAATGTGAACTTTTAATCAAGAAATTGAGTTCGAGTGCACTTGGTGACAATCTCTTGAAACTTCTTCCAATGTCTGGGCGTTTTATATTTGATATGTTCCATGAGGTCAAGAAGGGTTACAAGTTGGATTCATACAGTCTCAATAATGTTTCAAAATTGTACATCGGGGACCAAAAGATTGATATGCCCCCAAGGGAGATGTTTGCTCGTTACCGGGAAGGTGACCCCGTAAAATTAGGTGAAGTTGCTGAGTATTGTATCAAAGATACCCTGCTGCCCCACAAGTTGATGAAGAAGATGTGCATTCTCTTAAACCTTCTGGAGATGGCCAAAGCTACATGGGTTCCAATGTGTTTCCTGGTTGAGAGGGGTCAACAGATTAAGGTGTTCAGTCAATTGACGAAAAAGGCACGGGAGCTTGGTTTCATGGTTCCAACCATCCGTTATGGTACTGTAACATCCGATCCCTATGAGGGTGCTACAGTCCTCGAGGCACAAAAGGGTGCATACTATACACCTATCACAGCCTTAGATTTTGAAGCTCTGTATCCGTCTATCATGATGGCACACAATCTGTGTTATTCATCTTGGGTTATGAATGAAAAGGAGTATGGGAACATTCCTGGAATTACCTACGAAACATTCAATGTCGGTGATAAGACCTATAAATTTGCTCAAGATGTACCAAGTCTTTTACCGAGTATTCTTTTAGAACTCAAACAGTTTCGTAAAAAGGCCAAGAAGGATATGGCTACCGCGACGGGCTACATGAAGGAAGTATACAATGGTAAACAATTGGCTTATAAGGTTTCAATGAACTCGGTGTATGGTTTCACTGGGGCTGGGAAAGGTATTCTCCCCTGTGTACCGATTGCATCTACAACGACGTGTAAGGGTCGAATGATGATCGAAGAGACGAAAACCTACGTAGAGAAGAACTTTCCCGGTGCAAAGGTGAGGTATGGGGACACGGATTCAGTCATGGTTGAGTTCGATGTTGGTGACCGGAAGGGTGTGGAGGCTGTTGAATATAGTTGGGAAATTGGCGAACGTGCCGCAGAGGAGTGTAGTGCGCTCTTCAAAAAGCCGAACAACTTGGAGCTTGAGAAGGTGTACTGGCCTTACTTTCTATACTCTAAAAAGCGGTACGCAGCTAAACTTTGGACGAAAGGGAAGGATGACCATATGCATATGGACTATATTGATATCAAGGGTCTCCAGGTTGTCCGCCGCGACAACACACCTCACGTCCGCGAGGTGTGCAAAGAGTTGTTGGATGTAGTCCTCACGTCGAGCGACCCTGGTCCACCAACGGAGTTGGCTCGAGAAAGAGCTATAGAACTTCTATCTGGTGATGTTCCAAATGACAAACTTATACTCAGCCAGGGTCTTTCGGATTCCTACAAAGTCAATGGAAAATCAGTTTCTATCAACAGCGATGAAAGTGTGGGGATTAATCAGGCTCATGTCCAAGTGGTTGTAAAAATGCGAGAACGTAAACCCGGTTCAGAGCCCCAATCTGGTGACCGTGTTCCCTATCTCCTCACTAATACAGGTGATCGGAAGGCCAAAGCATTTGAAAAGTCTGAGGATCCCAAGTTTGTGGAGGAGAATAACATACCGGTAGATTATCATTACTACTTTGAAAATAAATTTTTGAATCCGGTGTGTGATCTTCTAGACCCCTTGTTCGAAAACACTAAACAGGAAATTTTCGGTGAAATCATTGACCAACACAAACCCCCGAAGAAAAAGAGAGAACCTGCATTAAGTACAATGAAAAAGGACCAACTCATCGAGGAGTGTAAACGATTAGGTTTAGATGAGACGGGTAAACTTGTCGACCTGAGGGGAAGATTGAAGGAGGCGAGGTTAAAGAAGGAGGAAAGTCTTGAAGACATATTTAAAAACTATGCGCAATCTAATATATAGGATGAATATACAAGATAGATTAATTGAACTTATTGATGAAGATTTGAATCAAAGATTGAACTTGATAATGAATGATTATGTCACAATAATTTCTAAAAAACATGGCATTCCCATGGAACTACTTTTAAGAGACGTACCCAAGACAAGTTCTATATCTCTTTGTAGGGGTACAAAGTCCAATGGACAGAGGTGTACGAGAAAGGGAGCCAATAATGGATATTGTGGACATCATGCACACCAAGGAGAACGTATTAAACAACGATTGTTACCGAGTTCAAACATACATACACATGGCCCTGAGAAAATGTTCGTTAGGGGGTGTCCAGGGTGTCAGTCTCCAAACGAACTTATAGATTTGGATTGTATATTAAATAATGAGCAAATCTGATATTCTACTATCATCCATAAATACATTTTACACCGACGAAAAGAATAAAACTAAACTTTTAAATATTCTCGATAAAACATCTGGTATATCACTCCGAAATTTGGAGTGGTTTATCACCAACTATTCAAAAAAAAATAACACTTCCTATACAACCAAAGATGGAAAGTTCTTCACTGTCCACTGTGCATATAAATCCAGTCTCGATGGATACAGTAAAAAGCTATTCGACCCGTTTTGCAGATCCCAAAAGTTTGGGTACACCGTTCCCGGAACATCTCATGAAATTCAAACGACTTTG